GCGACAGCGTGACCCACCACGGCACGCCCCGGTTCAGGTCGCCGATACAGAGGTCGATATCGCTCCGGAGCAGGTAGTCGATCTCGTCGTCGGACAGGCCGCGATCCGTCAGGTTCCGGCCGACGCCGATGGTCAGCTTGCCCACCGTATCGGTATAGGGAAACGGCTCCACGCCCTCGTCCCGGCGTAGCTCCGCGATCAGTGTGGCGCGCTCGGCGTCTGTCACGACTGCACCAGATGCACCACCATCCACGCGAGCACGGCGGCGCCGAGCCCATACGCCCACGACAGCACGGCGATGGCTTTCTCGGCTGCACGCACGCGCCCGTTCGTGATCTTTTGCAGCTCGATGATCTGCTCGTTCTGCGCAGACAACGCGCGGAACTTTTCGTCGAAAAAATCGCGGAGCGTCACGTGCGGCTGGTCGTCCATCACGCAATCTCAAAAGTGACGGAGGCGTAAATCGCCGTGTTGTTGGTGGAGGCGTTCCAGTTGGAGGCCGAGCTAGATTTGAAAAATTCGATATACGACGCGTTGACGATGTAGCCGCCGAAGCCTTCCGTGCCGTTGTCGGAATACCAATACACGCCACGGGACGCGCCGATGAGCGAGACGCCACCGGGCAGTGCCACCCGGAGGCCGGTGCCGGTGCCAGCGACCGTCGTGGTGATCAGGTTCAGATGCACATGCATCGTCTTGCCAATCACGACGTATTTGTGTAGGGCCACATCGCCCGACGCCACCGTCCACGTGATCGTGCCGCTGCCGGTGAAGTTCGCCGCGTTGAAAGACGGATTCGTCCACGCCTCGCCGATGTAGTCGCGGATCGGATTCCAGACGCTCGCGTTGTTGACAATCGTGCCGGTCGTGTTGCTGCCGTCGTCGTCGGTAATCGTGGGCCACGTCGCCATGTGTGCTTACTCTCCTTGCAGGACTTGCCAGAGCGTGGGCCGGCGCACGGCGCCCGCGGTGATCGTGCGCTTCGGCCCCTTTGTCTGGGTCAGCGTCCCGAAGCCGTCGATGGTCATGTCGTGGACCGTGAGCGTGCCCACAATGGAATTGCCCAGCGGCTCGGCCGGGGCCGTCATCGCCACGAACACCGGCCCGCCGATTCCGTAGTGCTCCTCACGGGTCGTGAAGGTGAGCGTGGACCACTCGGAGGGGTCTCCCCGCTGTAATGCCGCCGACGCGACCGCAATCGCGCCAGCGACCGAGAGCCGTGCGTCTTCGATGGTGTGCGCGAACAGCCCGAACCCGGTGCTGCCCGTTAATGAACTCACCCGGTCAACCGCCGCCGAATTCACACGCGTCACGGCCACGCGCAGCGGCGTGCCCGCCGCCAGAAAGCGATTCGGCACGGGCGCGGACGTCACGATGAGGTTATAGAGCCCCGTGATTTCAGACAGCGTGGGGATGTCCGACGTGATCGCGCCGGGCCCAGAACTCGGAACGTGGTAGCCGTAGGCGATACTGCCGACCGTCGCCGAGAACACCCCCATCACGGATGCGCAATAGACATACTGCCCCGCGATGCCATACCAGCGCGGACTCTCGAACGGCCGGACGCTGCTGATGTTCTTCGACACCGCCACCAGCGTCGTCGCGCCGGCCAATGTGTCGAGGAACGTGCTGGCCACCATCGTGGGCTCGAACGACTGCTCTGGCCGATAGATCAGACTCCCGATGTGCAGGTGGTCCCCGAGCATCCACTGCTCGGTCGTGCCCGCTAGGATGTCCGCATCGACGCCCTCGTAGTTCGAGATAATCGAGGCTGTTGCAATGGGCACCACCGCGTGTGTGTCGAGATTCACGTCCGCCAGCGTCGGCTGCATCGCGCCGAACACATGGACCCGCGTGAACACCCGCGACAAGTCCGTCACCTGATGGCTCACGCCCCAGACATGCGCCGACGTGGACGTGATGGTGTTCGGGACGCCGGGGAGCGAGTTGATCGCCCCGAAGGCGTGGATGTCGCCCTCGTGGTCGACATACCACTCCGCATCGACGCTCTTGAACATGCGGCCGATGGCCTGTGAAATCGGCTCGCTCGGCCCCACACTAAATTGCTCCACCAGCGGTAGCGTCGGATCGATGTGGTTCGCGGTGAAGCCTAGCGACGACACATTGGGCGACGTGACCGCCAGCATCCCCTGCACCAGCGAGCGCGGCGCGAGGTTGGTGGCCGCAAAGCCAGGCACCACGCGTGACCGGTCGATGTCAAACAGCCATCCTGTCGCGTCACAGCGATACGTCGGGCGACGATCATCGTTGCGTTGCGCAACCCGTTCGGCCTTGATGAGTCGCCCCGCAAAAAGCTTATTGCTCGTCGTCCCATGGCCGAGGGTGACGACCTGCCCCGCTTGCGGGACGAACCCAGATCCCCCTTTGAAGTCGAACGAGCACCGATGCGGCTCTTCGCCCGTGTTGAGGTCGATCCGGAGCGACCCTTGAATCAGGCCAGACCGCAGCGCGGTACCGATGCGCACAGGCGTCACATCTTTGGCAAAGTAGCCAGAGCGGAACGCCGCCGCCCGCCCCACGTTCGCAATCGCCAACATGCCCGGCATCAGGCCGCCACGCGCCCGCCGCGCCGCTCGATGTAGCGCACCACGGCATCCCCGATCTCCTCGACCGCATCCGACCGCGAGCCGTAGCCGCCGCCCACGCTCATATTGCCGATACTGAGCGACACGCCGCCGCGATGCACGCCAGGCGGAAGCACCGTCTCTCCGCGCCGGAGCAGCGCCGGGAACATGTCGCCGTAGCCTGGGCGTCGGAAGTCGCGGCCCGCCACGCCACCCGTGGCAAACCCCGGCGAGCCGCTGCCGTTCTGCGACTGCCCGCCGTCCGGATTGCCGCTTCCCGGATTGCCGACATCCGCATTCGCCGCGCCGGTCGCCGCGTCACGGACCTTGTTAAAGCCCTCAACCATCTCCGCGAGCTTGGCGATGAGCTCGTCGAGCTTCTTCGTCAGCTTCGACATGTCCGACTCCATCGCGGCGCCGAACTTGATCTTGGACATGTCCGTAATCTTGTTCCCATTCTCGTCCACGAGCTTGCCGGACTTGATCAGCTCCTCAATCCACGGCTTCATGTTTTCGGGGATCGTGGTGCCGAACTTGATGGAGTCCTGCACGACCTTGCTGATTTCGTCGGCCATGCCCTCGAGGACGCCCGACATGTCCGCGCCGCCCTTCTCCATGATGGCCATCGCATCAATGATGCGCTGCGCTTCCTTGTCAATCGCGGCCTGCTGGAACGCGGGGCCGAGCTTCGTGATGTCGAGGCCGAACTCCTGCACCACCTTGTTCATCTTGTCGAAATCGACCGTAGTCGCTTTGATGAGGCTGTCGATCTGCGACTGGATGTCGTTCATCTCCTGTAGCTTCTCGTTCACCTCATCGACGGCGGCGCCGAAGTCCTTCATCGTCTTGGCGTTCAACGCCTTCTCCATCGACAGCCCGAACTTGTCGGCCTGCTTCTGAAGCTCGATGAACTGCTTGGACGAAAACTGCTCGAACACCTGCGACGTCTCCGCGTTGCGGGCGTTCTTCGCGGCCTTGCCGCCCGTGAACAGGCCCATGAACCCGCCCGCCGCTGCGCCGATGCCCATGCCCCACGGGCCGAACATGGCCCCCATCTGCGCGCCCTGTCCGGCCATGTTGAGCGCGGCGCCGACCTTGCTATCCGTGGGAATCAAGCGCGAGAGGAGACCGAGGCCCAGCCCCGCCATCTGCGTGCCACGCCCACGCAAGAGCCCGCCGAGCCCGCCACCGCCGACACCGGGCGCGTTCATGCCGACCGTGCCAGCGAGGCCAGAGCCGTTGGCGAACGAGATAGGCGACGCGCCCGACTGGAGGAACGGCAGCGACGCCATGAACGGCAGCGACCCGGCGTTGAACCCGCCCGGCGTGTTGGCCATGCCAAAGATCGACGCCGCCGTTGATCCCAGCGCAAACGTGCTCTGGCGGAACGGTAGCACACGCGCTCCACCGCCGCCGCTGCGAGACGGCAGGTCGATACGCCCCGGCCCGCCGAGACTGAGATTCGACGGCAAGGGGATGGCCCCGGCCGGCGTGGGCATACCAAACCCGCCACCCGGTGAACCTGGAAGCGGCGGCGGCGCGGACACGATGCCCGGGCCGACGCCCGCCATGAAGGCCATACTCCTCGCGGCATCGCGGAGGCTATCGGCCCACTCGCGCCATTTCGCGGGGTCGAACGGGGCCAGCACGTCCCGCATGAACGCATTAAACAGCTTGGAGAGCGGCGTCAGCACGTTGGTGATGCCTTCAAGCAGCGGGGCAAACGGCACGAACACCGTGGCGAGCAACCCCTTGCCGCTGTCCATGAGCCGGTCCATCGAGTCGCTGGCGTCGTCCAGCGCCTTCACGCCGTCCTCGCTCAGCTTGGCCGTGGTCTTATCCCATTCGACGTTCAGGTCCATCAGGGTCGGCAGCAATGCGCCGCCAGACCGTCCGAGCGCGTCCATCGCCAACGCCACGCGCTGTTGCGGGTTCTCGACCTTCGCCAACGCCGCCGCGAACTCCAACATGGCCATGTCGGGGCTCATATTGATAAGCCGCTGCGTGCTGAGCCCCAGCGATTCCATCGCCCGCGCCGCCGACTTGTCCCCGCCCGCCAGTCGATTCGACAACTGGAGCGACGCGTTGGCGACCTGATCCATCGTCGCCCCGGACAGCTTGCCGATGGTCTCGAACTTCTGAAGCGCCGTTGTGCCGATCCCCGTTGCACGGGACAAGTCAGTGAGATTGCCCGCCCAGTTCAGCGTGCTCATCACGGCCGCGCCAACCGCCGCAGGGGCCGCGAACCGCATCACCATGCCCGTGAGCGCGGACGTGCTGGCCGTCGCCTTCTGCGCGGCATCGCCCGCTCGCGTGGTCGCGCCGCTCAGGGCGTCGAGTTCTGACGTGGCCTTCTTGCGCGCCTGTCCGTCTTTATAGGACTTCTCGAACTTCTCGGCCTTCGCAGCGGCGACGTCGGCCTTGTCGCCGGTCGCGGTGAACGCATTCGCCAGCCGTGCGAGCGCGGCTTCCGCTTCGACGCTCTCGACTTTAGCTTCTAGGACTAGCTCACGCGCCACGGGGTTTCTCCTGTCGCGGATGCAGCGTGTCGTAAATCACATCGACCCGCGCCATCACGTCGTCTCGCTCGTCCTCGTCCCACGCCCCGAACACCTGCCCCAACCACCAGTCCGCGCCCTGCATATCCCAGAGCCACCGATGGCTGGTCAGCTTCGCGTAGACGCGCCAGGCGTCCGCGTTCTCGTCGCCCAGCCCGTCCACGCGCTGTCGAAACTCGCACGTCTCACAGTCGAACACCTCCGGCTCCGACTGCACGATCTCCGGATCGGCCGCACGGCAGCACGTCGCGTGCTGCCCACGGTCTACCCACCACTCGCAGAAGCTACGCAGATGCGCGAAAGGAATCCTCGCGGCCCTCGGCCACGACCTGATTCGCGCCGGCTCGCTCAAGCAGCGCCGCCTTCCGCGACCCGTCGAGCAGCGTCTTGGCCTTCACTGGCCCGCCGCTCGTCTGCACCATATCCTCGGCCGTCACGGGCTGGCCTTTGATGAGCACCGCACCGGCGTTCCACGACGCCAACACGTAGTCGAACAGCGCCTCCCCGAAGCGCTCCGTATCGAGCACATCGGCCATGCCCTGCCCGCCCGTGGGGCGCTTCTTCGTGTGCGCCTTGCGGATCGCCTTGATGGTCTGCGGGGAGACGACACGCACCGTGTAGAGCGTGTCGTCGTCCCCGTCATCGAGCCCCAGTTCGCTGTCCCGGATGGTCAGCGTGTCGTCCTCGTCGAGCAGCTTGATTGCCATAGGTTGCCTCGTCGGTCAGTGCTACGCCACGAAGGCGGCGAGCGAGTTGGTCATGATGCGCGTGAGCCGGAACGGCCGTGTGAACGGCATCCCGCTCGGAGACGTCACCGCCTGCTTGGCCGTCCACGTCGCCACCGGCTTCACCTGATTCGGGCCAGTGACGTTCGCCTGCCACGTATTCAGCTCCAGGTGCGGGAACTGATACCGGATCGTGTAGCGGTCGGTCGAATTGATGAGCGCGCCGAGCGCGGTGATGTCGGCCTTGAAATCGGTATCCGCCCTGAGCGCCTGATACAGCGAGTTCGCACTGACGGTGCTCATGCGCGGATAGGTCCACGACAGCGTGATCTGCGGGTGCCCGTTGTCGCCGGGCTCGAAGATGAAGTCCTGCCCCGTCACATACGGCGCATCCTGCGGGCGCTCGAAGCTCCACTCGATCGCTTCGACCTGGATGGCATCCGCCGCCGTGAGCGAGCCCGCCGCCTGCGCGTTCAGTCGCACCGTCGTCTGCTTCTCGAAGACGCGATTGTCGAGCGCCTTGAACGTCGCGCCGTTGACCGTCGAGCGCGTGTTCACCGACGAGATGTTCGTCATCTGCGTGCCGAGCAGCTTGAACGACTCATCGAACACGCCGGAATCGCCGAGGCCGAAGGAGAAGCCGTAGACCTTCGCGCTGGTCAGCTCATCGACGAACTGCACCTTATCAATGGCCGTCGTCATGCCGAGCCCGTCAATCGACGGCGCGAGGTCGATGACGTGCTGCCAGGACGTCACCTGCCCAGTGGCCGACGTCGAGAGCGTCACCGCCGCCGGCGAGCCCATCGCCAGCGCCTCGATGATATAGCTCCAGTCATCGTAGCGCGCCCGCTGCATCAGGGTGATGTCCACGGCGGTGACGTTGCCGAAGTCGCCCGCGCCGAGGAACGCCTGCCCGAAGGCGTCATCGTCGACGCGCTGAGGCGCGTAGGTGGCCCCGCCGTCCGACGCGAAATACGCGCCCTTCGTGACGGACGCCGCCACCGCCCACGAGTTCGTGCCGTGCTTGGCGAAGGCAAACGCGCCTTCTCGTCCCGTGTATCCTGCCATCGTGTGTCTCCTAGAGCTGGGCCATATAGTTGACGGGCAGCGTCAGCCGCATCGCCAGATACGCCGTCGTCGGGTCCGCGTCCACACGCGACGCAAAGCCGCCATCGGGCACCGTGTAGATACCGCTCTCTGCTGCGCCGTCCCGCACAATCGCCGCGCTCAGTGAATGCGAGCAGCGGAGCAAGGCCCGCCGCGTCGCGTCATAGTCGCCGTGGATTGCACGTCCCACCGTCACCGTCACGAGGTCCGTCCGCTCTTCGGTGAACGACGTCCCCCCGCGTGCCGGTTGACTCACCGTCTCCACTCGGAAGAGCGAGACGTCTTCGAACTGTTGCGCCGCGTCCCAGTCGAACCGATCCAGACGCGCCGACTCCACGAACTCGAACGGGGGGCCGAGGCAGAGCGACCGCACACGGTCCACGATGGCATCGAGCGTGGTCGCCATCAGGCGCGCTCCCATCGGAAGGGACTGCCGGCCGTGTCCCGCGTCTGCGCTTCGTCGTCGCGGTCGAGCACGTCATCGGTCGGCGCGTCCGCGTCGAACTCGCCGCCCACGAGCGCCAGCGCCCGCTGAAACGCCAGGGCGGCCTCGGTCTCGTAGTAGGTCGCCCGATCCGCCCACGGTCCATCCTGCGTCATCGGCGCTTCGCGAAAAATGGATGCCAGCACCTTGTAGGCCACCGGACCGCAGAGCACCGAGCGACGGATGGTCGTGATCTGCCCGATGCGCGCCGACGTCGGCACGGCAGACAGCCGGAGACGGGCGTAGTAATACGGCGCCGAGTGATTCAGCGACCGCAGCACCCAGTCGTGCGGCACCGCCCAGATGACCGACCCGCCCCTCGAGAACGGCCGGTGCGGCGTCGCCCGCGTCTCGTCGCTCACCTGCACGGCGCGCCATGCATCGCGCCAGAGTTCGACGGTCAGGGTGGAGCCCACCGTGGACACCGCGTCCAGCATGCGCACCGACACGCCGCGGAACTGCTGCGCCGAGCCGATGGCGAGATAGTCCGAGGACGCCGCGAGTGTGGCCGCCAGATCGATGTCGTCCGTCGTGGCGTTCGTGGCCGCGTCGGTGACGTCCGTGAACACGCCGGAAGTCACGCCGTAGACGACATCCGCCGTATGCCGCGTGCGGAAACGCTCCGGGGCAAACCCGGCCACGCGGAGCTGCGGCCAGAGCCAGTCCTCCAGCACTTTCGTGCGTCGCGCTTCCCAATTCTCGACGCCGAAGCGCTTGAGGATCTGGCCCTCATACGCCACGAGGTCCGAGTCATTGAGCAGATCACCGGGGTGCCAACTCATGCCATCACCTCGTCACGCACCGGCACCCACGGCTCGACGTCCAGCGGGATCGGCTCATAGACCCTGAGCGCCTTCTGCTGGTAGTAGTCCAGCATCGCGGGCAGATGCGCCTGCGTGCGGACCCAGAACGTCTCGGGCTTGGCGTGCCGTCCCTTCAGCCCACCCGCCATCCCGCCGAGCGCGTATTCCGTCTCGAGCGCGCCGGCCACATGTTTCACGGCCGACTCGTAGAAGGGTCGCGCGAGGAAATGCAGCCGGTGGTGCGGGTCCAAGAAATTCGTTTCGAACAGGGCGATGGCCTGCCGATACATCTCCCACACCGACGCGTCCGTCTGGCCTCGGTTCGCTTCCACGCGCCACGCTGCTTGCGTGATGAGATCGCGAATCACGAGCACGATGCCCAACTGCCGATCCGGGAACACCTGACGATCCCGCATCAGGAGCGGCAGGTTGCGCTGCGTGGACTTGACGCGCCGCACCTGTTCGGTGAGGTAACCCGTATGGGCAATCTGGACGTCGAACAACTGAAGCGCCGGCAGGATGTCGCCGTTGCAGTCGCCCATCTGCGGCTGTTCATGGACGACGCCGTAGAACTCGATGTCGGGCCGCTTGCGAAACACCCGGACGGGCGTATCCGCGTGCTTCGGGCAGTCGATCATGAGATGGTTCTGGAAGATCGCGTATCCCTTGAACGGCCCCGACTCCAGGTATTTGCGGAGCCCGCCGTGGCCGACGAGCACTTCGTCGGCGTCAATCCAGCCGAACCACTCGCCAGACGAAGCGTCCATCGTGATATTCCGCGCCTGCGAGAATCCGCCCTCAAGGCGCTGCACCGGGGGGAGCGTCAACAGCGTTGCGCCCCAGCGGTCGCAGATGTGCTCCAGTTCGGCGCGGTCATCAGAGCCGGTATCGGCCACGATGATCTCGTCGGCGATCTGCCAGATGGACGTCAGGCAGGCGTTGAGGTCTTTGGTCGCGTTGTGCGCCAGAATGCCCCACGAGAGGCGCTGCTTCGGGCGCATGGTGCGATGCCAGTGCGCCAGCGGTCGGGGCTGGACGGGCTTCTGCGTGTGCGTGGCGTAGCGGATGATCCAGTGCCCCAGCGCCGCACCACGGGGCGAGATGCCGCAGTCGAGGTAATCGACCGTGAACGCGTCCTGCCCGCCGAACATCTCCTGCAAATCCCGCGGGCGGTAGTGGTGGACGTGGCCGCGCTGCTTCACCATGTCCACGGGCATCATCTCGGAGAACGGCCCCGAGGGCACGGTCGCCACGACAGACACGCCAGAGCCAAGCTTGTAGGCAAGGTCGGTCATAAGCCGCGCCGATCCGGCGACGTGCTCCAAGAACTCGCCGAGGAACAGGCCGTCAGGCGCGCCCACGAGCATCAGCTCAAACTCTTCAGAGAACGCGCCCGTTTCCAAGTCGCAGACTGTGGCGTGTCGGAAATCCACGCGATCCGCGACGCCGTGCCGTTCAGCCGCCGCCTTGGCCGCGACGATGTTCTGCGCGCTGTAGTCGATGGCGACGACCGTGCGTTCCGGGTCGGCTTCCGCCAGCAGGATCGCAAACGCCCCGTTGCCGCAGGCCAGATCAAGAATGCGCTTCTTGCCCTCGAACGCCTGCACCACCGCCGCGTGCCGCGCCTGCTTGTGCGTGGTCATCTCGGCTTCGGGGTCGAGTGCGAACTTCCCGTAAGCTTCCGCGCCCTGTTCCTCGCCGCGAATCACGCGCATGGCGTCCGCGATCTGCGCCTGATCGGTCATCAGAGGCAGGGCGGCGCAGTAGTCGTCTTCATGCACGAGGGCGTCGATGATGCGCTCCGTGTTGGCGCTGCGCGTCGTGAAGCGGTCCCACACGTGCGATTCCCACTCGGCGGCGATGGCGTCGTAGGTGTAGGACTGGACGTGCTGAAGGCCATTCCATACGCCCATCTTCTCGCCGTGCTTGAGCACCATCGCCACGGTATCGATGCTCTCTGCCTGATACTCGGGCGACATCGCGTCACCCTTGACGTGGTATGCGGCCGGGGCCGTCTCCGGCAGCGCGCCCTTGTAGCTGCACACGATGGGCGTGCCGCACGCCTGCGCTTCGATGGCCGCGATGCAGGACGTCTCCGCGAAGTCCACGACGCCCGGATACCACATGACCGAGGCCGACGCGAGGGCGCGATAGAGTTCCGGCTTGGCCAGCTGGCCGAGCGAGACAATCCCGCCAACTTCCGCGTTCACGCGGGCGATCTCGCGGTCGTAGGCTTCGACCATCGCCTTGACGTTCGAGCCCTCGCCGTCATACATCGACTGGTAGCGGCAGATGTGCAGCTCCGCATCAGGGACGCGGCGCTTCAGTTCCGGCCACATCGCGAGAATCGGCGTCATCGCCCGTTCGGGGCGGCTGATGTGGATGATGCGATTCGGCACGCGCTCCACGTCAGTCGGCACGAGGGCCGCGTCGAAGCCGTTCTTCGTCACCCAGCCGAGCGGGGCCAACTCAGGAGCCACGCCTTCCCACTGCTTGCGGTGATACTCGGAGACGTAGGCGATCTCGTCATACGCCCACGAGAGCGCCATGAGCTGCTTCTTCACGTCGCCGTCAGGCCCGCCCGTGAGCATGTCCTGATTCCACAGCATCCGGTAGCGCGCCTGCACGCCGAGCGAGAACACGTGCGGCTGGCGCAGCGACACGAACACGTCGGCGTCGATGAGCTTCTGCGCGGTCGGCAAGTCTTCCGAGGCGATCCAGCGCACGCCGTGCGCGTCGGTGTCCGGCACGTCGGAGGAGAGCTTCGTCGCCGCGATGAACACGTCATGACCGCGCCGCGTGAGCGCCCGCGCCAGTCCGAGGCAGGCCGACTCCGATCCACCGAGGGACGTCTTGCCGGCGACGACATCGGCCGTCATCGGCACGCTGTCCACGTGGAACAGCCAGGTCAGGCGGTTACTCATGCGCCGCCTCGTCTTTCCGGGGGCGACCGGGGCCGCGCTTCTCGTCAAGGCGCGCCTTGAGCGACGCAATCTCGTCGTCCTTCTTCGCCACCAGCGCACACAGGTAGTCAGTCCAGTCGCGGAATCTGGAGTCGCGGATATCGCTCGGCGACTTCAGCCGCCGCATTTCGTCGAGTATCGGGTCCATGTATCTCACTGCCTCAAGTGAGGTTGGTAAGGTGCCCGGTGCCGGACGAATCCGACACCGGGCGTGGGCACAGCAGCCACCGTCGAGGCTACGGCGTCGGCCGTGCCATCTCGGGGGTATGCATTACCGGATGCGCGCCATCGCGTTCTGGTGATGCACTTCGAGCGTGTATTCGCCCGTGAGCAGCGACTTCTCGTTGTCGCCCGCCTTCGCCATCGCCTCGATCGAGAACGACCGGCCCTGCAACGGCACGACCTTCACGCGCTCACGCGGGATGATCAGCGCCTCGTCGTTGCCGAGCGCACGGGCGAGGATGACTTCCGCCGAGCCGAACGGCCCACGGTAGCGACGAATCACCCGCTTGAATTCCTCAAGCTGGTTGCTGTCTTCGACGCGGGTGTCGTTCAGGTCCGAAATCGCGCGGTAGCGGTTCCGGCCGGCGACGATGGCCCACGTCTCATTCGGTGAACCGCCCTGGTCGAAGATGTTCGAGAAGGCATCGCCGATGTAGAGGTGCGGGTTCGCCGTGAAGGACGACGCCACCACCGTCGAGTTGATCGTGGTCAGGAACGTCCGCAGTCCCTGCATCGTGCGGGTCTCACCGAGGCCCGTGGCCTGCGAGAACGTGCCGAGCGAGTTCACGCCGTTGAGCACGCCGCGCAGCACTTCGTTCTCGAGGCCCCACAGCATCTGCGTGAGCGCCTTCGCCTGCGCCGACGCGTAGCCGTCGTTGCCGTAGAGCTCGAGCGCCATGTCGGTGCCGCTCATCGCCACCTCGGCGCGGAACAGCCCCACGGTGTTCGCGAGACGCGTGCCGAGACGACGCACGGACGAGCCGTTGTGGTCGCCGCCTTCCACGCCCGCGAAGGCGCGCACGTAGAACTCACCGCCCGCCACGAGCGAGCCGATGGTGCCGCTCGGCCCGTAGCCGCGAGAGACGAGAATCGAGTTCGGGCCGGGAATGCTCGTGATCTGGAGCACTTCGGCCGAGACTTCGTTCTCGAGCAGCGTGCCCACGGTCAGCGCAAGGCCGAGCCCGTTGATCTGGATGCCCGTCGCCGCCGTGGCCGAGTTCACCGCCGTCGAGGCGATGATCCGGTTCGGGACGAGGAAGTCCTGAAAGTATTCGTGACGGGTGGAGAAGGCGAAGACGCTCGAATCCCCGAGGAAGTCGAGCAGCGCCGTCTCCTTGGGGGAGAGCGCCGCCACCGCAGCGGCGACATCCTCCTGCACCTGGTTGGCAGTGAAGCGTTCGTTGGACGAGAGGCCGGTAAACGGCATGAGTGTAGCTCCTTACGTGCGACTGGTCGCAGCCTTGAGAAGTGCGCCGATGTTCGCCTCGGTCGGATTCTCGGCCACTTTGGCCCGAGCGTCTGACCGCGCATCGCCGGCGACAGGCGGGCGCCCCGCAAACGTCGTCCCACCGGGCGCTTTGCCCCCCTTGGCCGGGGCCACCGCGACGTGATGGGCGTGCGTTTTCAGGTAGTCCGCCACCAAACCCTCGATCGTCACGCGCTGGCCCTTGTCGTCGACGCGAGGTTTCCCATCCGCGTCCTTGACAAATTCCGTGAGTGTGTCGTCGAGGTCTACTTCCGCGCCCAGCAGGCGCTCCAGTTCGTCCAGGCTCTCGGCACGCGCCCCAGAGGTCGCCGCCGCCGCCCGAATGCTTTTGGCCACCGACTCGCGCACGCGTTTCACCGCCGCCGATGTCTTGGCCTGTTCCGCCGCAATCAGCTCGGCGTTCTTCTTGTCGCGCAGGCTGAGGGCTTCCTCGTAGCGCTTGTCGCGTTCGAGCACGCCGATTTCGAGCTCGTCGGCCTGCTTGGCGCGCTGGCGCAGTTTCTCGATCTCGACCGGATCGGCCAGATGAGGGGACAGGGCCTTCTCGGTCTTGTCCGCGCCCTTCTTGTAGGCTTCGTCGATGCGCTTATCGAGAAATCGCTGCAACTGTTCCGGCAGCGTCTTAATGCCGCCGCTTTCGTCGAGTTCGACCGTCAACGTATCCGCCATCTGGCGTCTCCTTACGCGTTCCCGCGCTGTAAGCGCGTCGTGATGCGGCTTTGAAGCAGCCGCGTAATGGCCTCGGCATCGCCGGGGCCGACGTTGAAAAAGTCACGCACCACGCGGGACTTGCCCGCGCCCGTCACGGCGTGATAGATCGCCTTCTGCTGCGGACTGATGGCCCGCGAGCGTTGAATCAGCGTCGGTCCCTTGCGCTTGGCCATTAGCGGGCGAAGCTCAAGGTGACGGACTTTGCGTCCGGGGCGACATCGATCGTGATGGCGCGCAGCATCTCGCCGCTCACCGTCAGGTCTACGCCACCCGTGCCAACTCCGGCTTCGCGCTTGGTCTTCGCGTAGCCGTCTGAATACGCGGCGAACGGTTGCCCCGACGCATCCACGCCACGGGCCGTCCGTTCGATGATCCGCTGCCGGAGCATCTGTCCGACAGCGGCCATGTCCTCACGCGTCACAATGGACACGTCCTTGAGGTCGAGATTCACGCGACGCACGGTGAAGCTCATGCATCCCTCAGCACGCGCCAGAACGCCCACAGGACCGCACCCGCGAACACGACGCCCGCCACGGCGAGCGTGATGACGAACGCCACGAGCGCGTCCATCACGCGGCACTCCGCTGCGTCTTCCGCCCCGCCTTGAACGCTCGCGCACGATCCACGCGCTCCCCGAATCCCGGCGCACGCGTGCCCGTATCCGCGAGCGCGATGAGTTCTGGATCGGACACGGCCATCCAGCTATGCCGGCAGTTGTAGCCCCCGCCCGTGATGAACGGATTCGGCAACTGGCCGTTATCGAGCGCTTCAATCGCCGGCTGCGTGCGCACCATGCCGATCTGCGACAGGCACCACTCGCGCACCATGCCATCCACCGGCCCGACATAGAGATACGCCTGCTGGTCGTCGGCTGTCGGTTCCGCCGCGACAATCTGCCGGCCGACGATGCTCACCTGCGTGTCGAACAACGTCTGCGCCTGGGCGCGAGACTTCTCGATCGCCTTCGCCAGCACGCCGACAATCTCCGAGACAGGGCGGTCGGTGTAGACGGAGAACATCGCCGAGCGCCAGACCTGGTGCGCCAGCGTCTCCCCCACGCCCAACAGGTCGGCCCGCATCAGTTCGGCTAGCACGCGCAAGCGTTCCGGTGAGACACGCCCCATCGCCGCGCCCTGCGTGACGATCCGGCCCGTGGCCGTCGCCGCCATGCGCTCTACGGCATCGAGACTGGCGCGGGTGATCAGCGCCGAATACCCCGACGCTTCGAGCGCCTGACGGATTTCCGTGCGGAGCGTGAGCAGCCGCCCGACACGCGCCAGCACGCCCCGCCGGCCTTCACGCACGCCCGCGACGAGTCCGAGCAGGTCACGCTCGAGCGCGGCCAGCACGCGGCCGAGCTCACGCGAGAAGCGCGCCGATTCCGTGTCTGCAAGTGACGCGAAGGCTTGGCCGATGAGCTGAAGGCGATCCTGTTCCGCCATTACGCGGACGCCTCCTCGTCGTCAGATTCGTCGTCCTCGGGCTCGTCCCGCATCGGCGGTTCGCCCGGATCACCAGGATCGCCGTCGCCCTGCGCGGACGGGAACCGCATCGCCATCATCTCGCGCTCGCGCTGGTCGGCCGACTTGAACTCCATCGCGGCGATTTCCTTCTCGATGGTGTCCGCGACCGACTGCGGCAGGTTGGGCAGCAGCTTCGGCACCGCCCGCTTCTTCATTTCCTTCGTGGCCGTCTCGCCCAGCTCCAACGCGATGCCCTGCGTGACCGCCTCGAGTTCATCAAGCAGCCCGGCCACGTCGAAGTCGTCGGGGTAGCTGATAATCGGCTGGTCCGCGTCCCACTGCGCCTGCCACCGTTCCCCGTAGTGAGCGCGATAGACCAGCTTTGCCAGCGAGACCTCGGCGGCTTCACACTCGGCCGCGTAGCCCGCGAGCATCTGGTGGAGGTCTTCCTTCTTGAGCTTGCGGCTATCGCCTGACTCGGCGTCTCGGCTATCGCTCTCCCAGCCGATGACCGCGAGCCGGTAGATCAGGCGCACCAGCCGGTCGATGTGCTCGTGATACACCTGGACGTTGGTGCCGTCAGGGCTCACGTAGTTAATCGGCGCCGACGAGAACACCACATTCTGCGTGCCCGACGTCTGCCCGAGCAGCGTGCTCTCGCGCTCGATGCTGCCGTCGCCGCCAAGCGGGACATTGAGCAACGCGAACGTCTGATTCCGCAGCAGTTCCCGCACTTCGCTAGTGAGGTTGTAGAGGTCGATGTAGAGCGCCGGATCGCCGAGCACCGAGCGGCCAATCGTCGGCGCGAGGGACCGGCGACGGGCATACAGCACGACCACCGGCAGCGCGCCGAAGCCGTGGTCGCCCTCCTCAATGTCCGCGCCCTTCGCCGGCCTCAGCCCGCGCCCAGGCACGCCGAGCTTTTCGAGCGGCGTGATCGTCCAGCCGGTGTCCGTGACCGTCCGCACCTGCGAGAGAATCGCCGACGCGGGCGTGTCGAAGCTGTCGCGCCTGACCGCTTCCAGCAGCCGGACGGCCGTGAGCCCGCCGAGGTCATCGGTGAGCCAGTCGATCAGGTCGAGCGGCGTATACCCCCGCAGGACCACCGGAGGCTGGTCCGCGGCCGTGGCGCCCGTCTCGCCCATGCGGTCGGCCATGATGACCGTGTGGCCGAAGACCGCGGCCGACGTCCACTGCTCAGGCATCACCGCATTGATGGAGTGACCGAGCCCGTCTGCGTTCTCCCAGAAGGCGCGCAGGGGGTTGTTCGCGTCGATGCGCGCTGGGTCCGCGAAGCCCCGCGTCGCCGCCTTGCGGAACAGCGCCGACTTAAGCTGCTCGATCAGCGTGGCCGCGATGTTCTCGTAACGGGCGATGCGCCGCCGTGCCTTGAGCTTCGGGCTGGCCTGCGTCGGGTTCGGATTGGAGACCCACTTCCCATCGACGAGGATAGAGTGGTCCAGCCATTCGCGGGGGTGCGCGTAGAGGTACGGCCGTGTCGTGTCGACAAAGCCGCCGCCGCCCTCATACACGTCGAGCAACTGCTGCCAGAGCGGTTGCCAGACGATATACGCCGGGTGCGGGGCGATCGCCTGCCGAGCGAGCGGAACATCCTGACGCGCCACGTATCACGTAGCATGTCACCGCGTCAATTAGTGCGTGTCTAATCCGCTAGACTCGCGCATCGGCACGGCAATCGACGCCACGCGCAACACGGCGCACAGGGCGAACAGGCTACTCGTGAGCACAGGCCGTCCGGACAGCGCGTTGAAGAACGTCGCCCGCGAGACGCCTGCCTCGGTGCAGATGTCGATCGCGGGGCGGTGGGAGGCGAGATAGGCGGCGCGGAGCTGTTCGCGGATCGTCATACCATCAACTGCGGCAGATACGCCGCGCCTCCCGTGGTTTTCGTCACTGGTGGCCATTCCCGATGCACCCAATAGCCGAACGCGGACGAGATGTGCGTGAGCATGGGGTTGCTCTTCTGGTCCTCGACGCCCGACTCGTCGAACACCACCTGCTCCAAGTCCGCGATGAGCTTCACGTTGGCCGGGTCGATCACCGCATGCCTCCTGCCATCAGACGTGCAGAACCGGCTATTGACCGCCGCATAGCGGTCCCGGACATGGGGATTGGCCCGTGGGACGTGCCACGACGCCAGCGGGAACACTTCCCGCACCGCCGCATGGTCCGATGGGCCGGTCGTTTTCGCGCTCGCCCCAGAGGCGTCGGCGTAGATACGCACCTCCCCCCGGAAGTCGGCCATGTCCAGCAGCCGCCGCGCCTGCATGGCGCTCGCCCGTGTCGCCTCCCCGCCCGCGTGCGTGACGAACACTTCCCGCCACACGCGCACCTCGTCCTGGTATTGCTGCCCGATCACCGCCGTGGCCGGGTTGACGTTGAAGTCGAACCCGATCCGCACCGGTAGGTGATGATCCAGCGCCACCGGCCGCACGTCCTTGCTGCGCTCGAACGCGTAGTAAATCCGGCCCGCCATCGCCTCGAAGGACGCCTCAAACTCCTGCCGAAACGTGCGCTCGTCCATGTCCCGCCGAGCGGCTTCAATCTCGGTCGGGTCGATAAACGGGTTATCGACGGTGCGGAACTGCCACGAGGCCCACTCGATATCCTTCTCGTCGCTGGACTGTCCACGGAGAAAGGCGTCATACAGGTGGTTGTAGCTCTTGGGCGTGCCGATGAAGTCGGCCCAGCCCTTGCCATCAGCCAGCGCCGGCCGGATCGCTTCCGTCCACGCTTCCAGCTTCACGTCCGCGAACTCGTCGAACACCGCTCCGGCGAGCTTGCGTCCGCGCAGCTTGTCGGGGTCTTCCGCCCCGTGGAGCTGAATCTCCCCGCCACCTTTGAACACCAGCCGCAGCTCCGTCTCCATCGGGTCGCCGGCTAACCATGAGGGGTGGATCGCCGCCTTGAGGTCCGACCACATAATGTCCTTGGCCATGATGCGGGTCGGCGCGATATACCAGTAACGCCCCGGCACTTTGAGCGCGCCCGCAATCAGCCGTGCGCGGCTGAGATACGTCTTGCCCGTTCTGCGCCCTGCGACCATCGCCTTGAAGCGAGCAGGCGAGCGATGGACCGCCGCCTGCCCCTTGTGGAGCGACAGCCGGACGGCGTTACTGGGGGTCTCGGTCATCCACGGTGTCGATCACCAGCGGAGCCGGCGTCTCTATCTGCATGATCTTCGGCACCGCCCCCAGCACGCGGGCGAGGATTTCCCGGTCGAGCGTGGCGTCGCCCTTGATGGCGCGTTCGCGAAGACTGTCCTGATACTCCGGACTGTCCGCGATGTCCTTGAGGAGCTGCGTGAACAAGAGCTTGGACTTGTTGACGCTGCCTTTCGGACGCCCAGGTCCTGGACCCGTCAGCTTATGTCGTGCCATGCGTTATCCATTGTTTTGGATAATTGACTGAGGCATTACGTCCGATGCGCGGACTGCTGGAGCAGGACCGTGCCCGTGGTCAGCACGGTCTCGCTGCCGGCGTCCGTGCGTTTGAGCTCGTGGACGTAGGTCCGTGCCGGTAGATGATCGGTGTCGGTGTCGGCAATCGTCACCGTGCAGATGCCACTTGCCGGCGTGGTCAGCGTGATCCCGCTGCTCGTCGTCTTGGTCAGCGCCGCCTCCGCGTCGGGGTCGGCGAGCGTCTTCTTCCACACGTAGCTCAGCGCCCAGCCGGTGATGTTCTGCGGCGTGGCACCGTCGGCCTGATAGACGGTGATGGTCAGCGTCTTATCCTCGCCCGTGTAGAGGTCGTCGTCTGCGGTGATGTCGTCGCGGATGGCCATGCTAGTCTCCCAGCCGTGCGCCGGCTGCGCGCGCGCCGAGCCCGATCAGCTTGGCGCGGAAGTG